AGTTTATTATTGGCCAAAACATGACAGCAGTTTGTCGAATATGCCCATGCGTCCCCTTCGGGGATAAAAGAGTAGGTTATTTCCAGGTGCCTAATTGACTTGAGAAAGTCGCGAAACAGCCCGCTATGATATAGCGGGCTTTTTTGTGTCCAAAATTTGAGAGTACGGTGGTTTATAGCATCCATCATAGTGCAGACGATATTGATCTGGTCAATTAATTTTGTACTCCAAACCGGGGCACGTGTTTAGGCTGTCATTTCGGCTATTGATGTAGTCAGATAGTCGTTATAACTATGACCACTTTTTGTATTGTAGTGCTTTAGTATGTAATTCAACGCATCCTGCTTCGCTTCATCAAAATTGTTGTAACCATACTTCGGCATCCATTCTGTTTTAAAACTTCTAAAAAAGCGTTCCATTACCGTGTTATCCCAGCAGTTTCCTCGTCGACTCATACTCTGCGTTATTTGATACTTCCACAGCATTTGTCGATATTGAAGACTACTGTAATGGCAACCTTGGTCAGAATGAAACATCAGGTTTTGGGGCCGTCCACGACTTTCAAATGCCATTCTTAATGCTGCACAAGTCAAATCGGTATTCGGGCTGTCAGAGCAAGCCCAACCCACCACTTTTCTCGCATACAAATCCATTACCACGGCTAGATAGAGCCATTTGGTTCCTGACCAAACATACGTAACATCACCACACCAAACGTGATTTATGACGTCAACGTTAAACTGTCGCTTTAACAAATTAAGGGCTATTTTAGATTCATCATTGGCTATCTTGTAACGATGTTTTCTGGGTTGGTTACTGATAAGTCCTGCATCTCTCATTAAACTGGCAGCCTTATAACGGCCAACATTTTCACCTAATTGATTGAGCTGGCCTGCTATCGTTCTCGCGCCAGCAGAGCCTCGGCTATCACGGTGAATTGCAATTGCTTGCTGGCGCAATTTCTCACGTTCAGGCTTCACTAATCCACGATGTTTGAGATGATAATGGTAGCTGCTACGCGGTATTTCAAACAAATGACAAAGCTGTTTGACGATGTTCTGCTCTCTCGATAACAATTCAATTAATGCTATCGTTTGATGTCGTCTTGCATTAAGAGAGCGGTAGCCTTTTTTAAGATATCTTTCTCCCATTCAATTTTCTTAATTTGCGCTTAAAGCTCTTGAAATCGTTTTTGTTCGGGAGTTATGGCATTAGCTGATGGCGTAATACCTTCAAATTCTTGTCTTATCTGGGTTACCCAACGTCTAATCGCTGTCGGGCCTACGCCGGTTGCATCACAAGCTTCTCGAATGGTGTAACCTTGTTTAATCACAAGGTTAGCGGTATCTATTCTAAATTCTGTTGAGTAAGTTGGTTGAGTCTTCATTACTTTTTACACCGTTTTATCTTAAGGGGATTTTACCTAAATCGTTGTACAGATTCATTAAGCCACAATAGATTAGAATACAGAACAGGTTTATCCCCCTCTCTATAGGATTAATAGGTGCGATTATTATTACATATTGCGCTTAATATTATGGAACTGACTAGGTCATTTTTGCTCGATTGTTCAATGATTCGATTCTAAATTTCAGATCAGATTATCCATTGAACGTAATTGTGTTCTTGTTGTCGACTTCCATATTTGGACTATCAGTTTCTACACTTAACCATGAGATCGTAGAAATTAACCAATGTCCGAGCCATTTTATAAATGCATAATCTACTCATTAATCGATTAGATTAGCTAACTTGTTTGAAAAAACTGCAATTGAGCGCTTTATTTAAAAAAGTACTTTACCTTTGGAGGGGCTTTTAGCATAATGCCCTTCGTCAACAGGGGTGTAGTTCCAATTGGTAGAACAGCGGTCTCCAAAACCGATGGTTGCGAGTTCGAGTCTTGCCACCCCTGCCAAATAAAACAACGGCTTGCATAGAAATATGCGAGCCGTTTTCTTTTTGTTGGAATAAGTGTTGGAAAAAGATATGCAATCCAGCGCATCTCTATTCACCTCTGTTACCGTTTAAAGTGGGTACAACAGGGACTCTTCTGTCATAAGTGTTCACTTGCGCTAGTGTTTTATGACCGCTAAATTGTTGCTTCTCAGCCAATGTTCCTTCGAAATCACTAATCCCTTTTGCTTTAAGATCGTGGAATGTAAAGTCAGTGGCTAAATGAGGGTACTGTTCTTTCATTTTGTTCATAGCTCTTCGCCATGATGAACGTAGCCCATCTGAGGACAGTTTTCCGCCCCGATCTTTATTGATGACATATATACTTGCAACGCAAGACTGTAACCCTTTTGCCTCATCGATGACTCTTCTTAATCTGTCAGACCATCCTTTTATCTGGCGTTTCCCTGTTTTTCCTTGCTGAATGAATAATCCATCCTTTTGTACTTCAGACCATTTCAAATCAATTACGTCTCCCTGACGAGCTGCACATAAATAGCTAATTTCTATGGCTAAGCGTAATCTTAATTCTGCGCAACTACAGATGGCTGAATATTCCACATCGGTTATATATCGCTCTCTTGCTTTTAGCTTAAATTTTTTAATGCCTTTAGCTGGATTGCTTTTACAACGCCCTCGCTCGTAACCCCATGCAAATACTACACTGGCCGAAGCTAATTCATGATTTGCTTGAGTCTTACTACTTATCCCACGCTTATCCATGTATGTACGAATATGGTGCGGTTCAATTGCATCTGGGCGCATTTTCCCAAACACTTTAGCGAAACGTTTAAGCTCTTGCTCTCTATCTTTCTGCGTTCGTGGTGCAAGCTCAATAAAATTTATACTGGTAAGGTACTCATTGATCAAACTACTCATGCTATAGATCGCATTTAGCTCGCCGATTGTTGACTCATAAGCCACCCAAACTTCAGCTCGACTGGCGTTTATACTGCACAGTGTTATGGTTTTAGTACTGCCAGATTGTTTATAAATATAACTAACATATTGGCCTCGGACCTTATTGCGGTAAACCCGTGGCGGCATCCAAGCATCTTCTATTTTTCTTTTACGCATTTATATTGCACCAAAATCCGGTTCATCGTTGGCGGCGGGTTTTGCTTTCATTCCAAATGGATTGTTAACAAAGTGCCATGTAACACTTGGTTTACCATCTTTTCTCACAAAGTAATTGATGCCCATTTGGCCTAGCCACTCTATTTGTCCAGATGCTCGCTTATGACCAGAAAGAACTTCTAAATCTTGCTCTGTTAATATCGCTGTCATAAACATACCTCACTGATGGTTTGTGATTGATTATTGCTAGCAGCAAGAGCTGGAATGCCTATCACCCTCACTTCATGGAATTGATAGGAGTACTCTATCGTTCGGCGAATACCTTTTGCTAACCTATGCTCTCCATTTCCTAATGCTTGCCAATAGAGGCTTTCGAAGCAACCAAGAGTAATCGCTATTTGAATACTGCTATTCTCGGTTTTATTTAATACTTGAGCGATAAGTCGGCGTTTATTACAACGATAATGCTGTAGTAAGTGATGAAACGGTGCTGACTTCATTTTGTAATTTCCCTCTCATGCCGCTGGTCAGTTAACTGACAAGATTGCTGATGATTAAAATGAGCCCAATCTAGCTCCTTGAGTTGTTCAACTGTAGCTGCGACTTGTTCAAGTCTTTTTTGCGCACGAGTAAAGTTGCCTCTATCTATGTCATTACGCGCCACAGCTGCCACATCTTGAAAACCCAACACATAATGATCCTCAAGTGCCTCACGCATGCATTCTGAGTCCATGCGAGTTAGCGATAACAAGAGTTGTAATCTTTGCAGTGACTCCCCGCCCTGGATGAGATATTTCATATTGCTCCACCTCGATACACTTCCCAGCAAAATACCTCTTTTTTTGTTTTAGGATTCACGCTGCCAGTAGGTTTACGGTAGCGAATATGAAGCTCCTTATGAGGTTCTTGTCTTTTAGCTAGTTCAATGTACTGCTTACAGAGATTTGGGGTAGACAATGAATAACTAAGCTTTTGTTGTTTCATTTTCTCAAAGATAATCTGAGTCATCTCTGCAAGTTTTTGTTCGTACTCTGTAGCCGTCAGTTCGCGCCGATTACTACCATGCCCTTCAGTGACACGGCATTTCTTTCTAGCCAATCTCTTAGCTACAGACATGGATATTCCATAAACAAAAAACATGCTTCACCCCTTTGGCGGTTGTAAGCGTAATTTGGTTTGTTCCCATTGAACTATTAATCGTGCAAGGCAAGTCAGCTCTTCGGGGTAGATAAGTTGCATTTGCTGCAACTCAGCAATTTTGTTGTCGCAATGGGCTATGAGTGACTCCTGAAAAGTTTGCTTTGCCATATTATTAAACTCCGAACAGATGTAATTCTGGAAGATTATCAAGGTCTGTTTGACTGACTTCTGCCTTACCAGTGTGTGCATCGATGTGAAGCAGATAGTTATGCCCCAGCTCGCCGTAGCGACCAACATATTGCTGGTGAAGTAGTTGGCTGGCATTGTAGTTAAACAGGTAAGCTTCGAGCTCTTGCAGGCGTTGCTGTACCCGAGGGCTGATCATTGGGTCCGCCTTTGGATGACGAATAGCATGCATAACGACAGCAAAACGAATAGAAACCAGAAGTCGATGCTCCTGGCATTGTTTAGTTGTATTTGGTGTATTTGTTAGTATCACGATTAATCCTCATTAGAGTTTCTACAAACAAATTACAACTAAAGCTATTTTATTGTCAACACAAAAAGCTATATTTAAGTTGTTTTTTATTTTTTAAATAAAAATTTAGATATAAAAAAACCCGCAATATGCGGGTTTTTTATACTTTAAGGTTGTTTAAGCAGCTGATAGGCACCAGTTGGAGATATCTTCTCCTAAGCTTTCTTGAGATACATGGCTATGCACTTTGATATTGTGTTGATTCAAGTGCCAAGTGAACTTATCTAGCTCATTTTCAATCTCGATTTGCTTGTCTTTCTTTAGCTCATCTCCTGGCAATAACAGAAAAAATGCACTGCTTTTGGGCTTGTGGTGTTGGGTTGCAACATCTAAATCCCTATAGCCTTCAAACAAGTTACATTTTACTCGTTGTATGTCAGCGTAAGCTGCCGTAGCTAAAGTAGCAACTCCATTGTTTTTTCTATAGGGGAGGTATATCTCATGCTGCTTAGCAATTGTTTCATAAGGGTTTTCAGGTACATGCTTAGAATAATCTAGTGATAAATTCTGTTTTAGAAGCACCCTTAGATTGTTGTACAGAGAATCTCTTGATACTGATGAAAAGGAGCGAGGTTGATGAGTTCTAACCTTTTTTCCTAAAGTGATGACCGAATCATAGAGTTGTTCTACTACATCAGCTGCTGTCTTTCCTTGGGCAAAACCCCGAAGGTCACACTTTATCTGGTGTGTAAGCTCCTGAGCTAACCCTTTTTTTAAAATTAAGCTTCGGCTCACTTCACAGGCTAGCTCTAATTGAAATATCATGTTTTTAGAATACAAGCAGGCTATGCGATCGAAATAATCGAGCATTTTTATACTCACTTCGCCTAAGGAGTCTTTATACGCGACACCGATATTTAAGGTTTCTTTACTAGCAATATCGGGAGTCCACTGGATAGCATACCACTCACCTTGTACTGATGATGATGTTTGTTTATTTGCTAAAATTTGATCGAGTCTGTCCATTTTTAGACCGCCAACATGTTATAGTTTTTTGAAATCCGTTCACTAGCGAGCTGTGCTCTAGCTGTTATAAAGCGCTCCAGAGCTTGCCGCCTTAATGGATCATGCCCAAGTAAAATATCCCACCATTGTAGTAATTCATCTTGGATGGTTGCAAGCACATCTACATGTTCTTCTGAGGCCTTAGAAACTTTGGACTTTATTGGGAGTGGGATGCAGTTGAGTTTCCATAAATTATTAGCCAATAAATTTTCAGATTGAAAATGAGGATCTAGTTCACTTGCTTGCCAATTCAGAGTTATGGGTAAATTACCATGATCTATTAAAAATATATCGTTTTTATTTGCGACTAAAATATTACCTAGGTGCCGATCTTGGTTAGCGGTCCAATCGTCAAATGCTATGGTTTCACTTATTTTATTCCAACTAGCAACTAAATTCATAAGTGCTTTGCATTCAGTTATTTGATTAAGATGATAGAAACTTGCCGGATTTTCACCTGGTACATTGCTAACAACAAAACACCATTCATTCATGTTGTTGTTATTTGTAAAGGCTGTAGCAGATGGTTTAATCAACGCTGCATACTTTGGTACAGGCAGAGAGCAGCCTCTAGCAATTATGTAGCCAGTGATTTCATTGACCAGTGTAAGCTCTTTATTCAAGCTAAAGCGTTTTAGGTAGGACTTAGTAACTTTGCCATCAGACCATTCAATATTACACATATGGGTTTCAGCCATGTCGCCCATCGGAGCTCTAGCTAGTATCGCTTTTAAACTCTCTGCTGGAAGTACTTCAACACAGGAATTATTCATTTACAGTCCTTGTAGATTTTTACTTTTAGGTTTTTTAAAAAGCTCGTCCTGAGAATACCACGACGCCAACGATAGAACAGTTGCCATTGATAGGGATGAGTTGTTCGGGCCAATTTGGGTTTAGGGGTTTAAGAAATTTTTGGTTACCTTCAATGACTAGTTGTTTAAAGGTTGCTTCGTTGTGTTCATCTAGGCGAGCTACCACATAGGCCCCATGGCGCCATTCTGTTTCCGGGTCGACAAAAATCAGATCTCCATCGCGAAAGGTGGGTTCCATACTTACACCTTGTACTTTTAGCACAAAGGTTTGGTTGCTGCATGCTACAGGGCAAGGGAATCGTTCTGCTTCGAGTGCGTGTATTTCTTCTATTGACGACCATGCACCAGCCTGTACCCAGCTAATTAATGGGAAAAAGCCTTTAATATCAGGCCCAGGAGTGATGTTCTTAAAATCACTACTATCTCGGCCGTAAAGCAACCAGTCAGGAGAACATTTTATAGCTCTTGCGATTTCAATAATATTCCGAGGCTTTCTCGTTGTTCCATCCTCAATTTTATGAATGGAATTTTGAGAAACCCCTACTATTTTTGCCAGTTGCTCTTGAGTTAACCCAAGAGCCTTCCGACGTGATTTTATACGGTCATTTATGCTCATAACTTATTCTCACAACTAAATGTGTAATTGACAAACCAATTTATGTGTTATTAAATACACAAAAAGCTATAAATCGAGGTGTGTATGTCAGCTATTTCTAAATCAGCAGAAGTTACAGGGGGGCAGACTGCATTGGCAAAAATGCTCGGAGTGAAGCAGTCCCATGTATGGAATTGGATCAATCGTCGTCAACAAGCTCCTGCTAAGTATATCCGTGCAATTTCTACCGCAACAAAAGGCTTGGTTAGTGTGGATGAACTGCTCAACGATCACGAAACTAAGACTATTTAAAGAATAACACTGAGGGATTTTTCAACATGAAACACAAATCACGTTTGGATTTATTGATGGTTGCTATTCACCGTTGGCTTGAAATGCCAAAGGTCAGTCGCTCTATTATTGCCGCTGAAGTGGTCGCTTCGGTTGATGCGTTAGGGTTAGCAGGCGCTTTGGCGAAAGAGGGGATTAGTTTTAACTGTACTTCTGATTCTTACAATGATGCCCGAGTGAATGCGCAAAAGATTTTTAGATGGCTAGGGCAATACCAAGAAAACCATGCAATGCCTGAACGATTATTTCATGTTGAGCAAGTCATTTTGGCGGCAATGCCACAACAGTTGAAATTGAACTACCTCAATGCCGTATACGCAATGGTGGGTGTGACTGTGGTTGCCGATCATGGGTTAAGTAGTGCTGAGATTAATACTGCTACGCTGGCTATTTCTTTGACTAAAGAAAATGCCGAAGCGCAGGTGGCAGTTATTCAATTAGGGGATGCACCGAACCGTGAAGCCGTTATAGCAGCCCATCGTGAACTCAGTGAGTCGAGAGGGACAACGCAAGCAGCTATGGATTTGCTCGAGAAACACTTTCCGTTTGTTGGCCATAAAGCAAGCTTAAAGGCTGTGGAGGGTAACCATGTTTGATGAGGAATGCTTAATCTGTTGCTTTCACGGGGCCGCTAATTGCAGCGCACATTCACATGATTTAAATAGTCAGTTAAGTGACAAGTATTTCAAGCATTTTGACAGTGCTAAACAGATGATAATGAGGCTTGAGCCTCCTTTAGTTAACTCGAAAGAACAAAAGCAACTCGCCGTATTATGGCGGCTTCTAGAGGATCATCATTTAAATATTGATAGTTTGGTTGAGATGATGGATCTGATTTGGTTTAGTTGCTTTGTATCTTATTACAAAGGACAACCGGTTCAAGCTGTTAGCGCTGCGGGGATTGAGCTTGCCGCCCGTATTCAACAGCTTGAAAAGCGAATGAGCGCCATGTCTGTTGGGGCTGACGCTCAGTTTTTTAGGCGTCGTATGTTAGATCATTTAGATGAGTATGGTGCTGGTAAAGCAGCGCCACTGTGCGAGGCGGAACAATGATTTTTTATAACAATTTACATAGCTCAACAAAACCAATGCTCATGAGCTTAGGTAATTCAGTGTTTAAGCCATTTTTTACCGCTAACACGATTTTGTTGCCAATATTTGAGTCGTCAAGAATATCACCAAAGAGTTTTTTAAATGCGCTGTCTCCTAAAGTAACCGAGGTTAGGCATTGGTTGCCATTCCAGCATACTGCTGGAACATCTGAGCAAATGCGTAAAAAGCCTAGCTCGACCATGCGATGTGATGTTTCTTTCATGGCGTTATATTCAATATCAGGTGGGATGCCACCTTCATTCCAAAAGTCATATTCCTTTCCCAATAAAGTTTGCATATCGAGATGGGCTGGTAATGGGAATTTTTCGTGGGTTGCCGCAATTAACTTTGCCGCGCATTGGAGAAACAATTCATTATTTTTATTCACGTTAAATTCCTTAACTGATCCAGTATTTAAAGCAATAGAGAAACTTATGAAGGGGTATTTGATTAAGAAAGCCTGCCTACGTTTGGCGACTGAATGCAGGCTTAATACCCATAAGAAAGGCAAGAGCATGATAGATAAGCAAATGAGTTTAGTCAATTTGACATTTTTGCAGAGGGCTTACGTATGAGTATGGAACTAATGGTATTGGCTATGAAGACCAAAGTTGGTAATCCTCTTCGTAAACTCGTGTTAATTAAGCTTGCCGACAACGCCAGCGATAGCGGTGAATGTTGGCCTAGCTATCATTACATTGCGGATCAATGTGAGATAGGACACAGCACGGTACGTAAGCACATTAAAGGTCTTGAAGACGATGGCCTATTGACTATCACTCCTAGGAAAGGGCCTAAGGGGAATGACTCGAATGTATACCGATTACACCTAAGAGCTAGTGATAAAAAACCTATGCTATCAGATAGCACAGGGGATTCTTTGCACACGCTTCAAGCTGCAACGCTAGATAAAGCAAGGGTGCTACCAGATAGCATAGCTATGCCAGCAGATAGCACAGGGGAGCTACCAGATAGCAGAACCTGTGCTACTAGCGAGCAGACCCTATGCCACCAGATAGCACCGGAATCAGTCATTAAACCTATCATTAAACCAGTCACTAAGAGATCTAAAAAAGCTTCGCAAAAAAACTCATTAGATTTTTCTGCTTGGCCAGCTATGCCCAGTGAGCAAACCTTGGCTGATTGGTTGGCAATGCGTAAACGGCTGAAAGCGGATGTGAGCCAGACTGTGATTAACCGTATCGCTCCACAATTGCTTGCAGCGGTTAGCGCTGGTTTCTCTGTGGATGATTGCTTAGCCGAGTGTGTGACTCGTAATTGGCGTGGCTTTCAGGCGACATGGCTAGGAAATGCTGGCGTTAATCCTGGACAACATACAGGAACTCAACATGGTGATTGGACGCGACATGTATTTGACCCAGAGGACCCTTTGGTATGAGTACTCAAAGTATACAAAATATTATGAACACCCGCTCCGTAGTGGGTTGTGGTGGTAAAGAACATCATGGTGAACCGACAACTGCGGACCGAGCGATTGTTGATAGTGTTTTTGTAAAATTACGGATTTTATTTCCTGTTGGCGCACCAAAGGTTGAGAGTGAAGGGATCCACAAATCGGAATGGCTTAAAACGTTGGCAGTGCAGGGCGTTCGTAGCCGTGAGCAAGTGCAATATGGTTTAAATCGAGCTAGGCGTGAAGTTGGGGAGCGTATGTTCTGGCCTACTCCGAGGCAATTTTGTTCCTGGTGTATACCTTCGGCAAACGATGCTGGATTGCCAGAGCTTGAGAACGCTTACCGTGAAGCGCTTAAGCATTACCATCATCCCGAAAAGCATTCTTGGAGTCATTATGTAGTACGGTTAGCCGTACGTGAAACCGGTGGTTGGTTGTTTGCTAGAGGAGTGGAGAAAGATGTTTTCGAGGTGTTTAGCAATAACTACACTCAGCTAGTTAGGCGCTATGTCGCAGGTGAGGACTTTGATTTGAAATTACCAAAGGCTTTACCTAAAAAGGTAAATGTACCGACGACGCCTTCTAACGCTCGAAAAATATTAGCTGAATTAAGGGCTCGACATGGGTTAGGTGGGAGGGCTGATGCCGCAAATAGTTAAGGTGCATCAGGTAGGCGTTGAGTATGGCAAAGCTAACCAAGCAACATTAAAGCGTTGGTTGGCAGAGTCAGCGGCTAGAGAGTTCCGTGATAGGCAATTTCCCTGTTTAAAATTTAGAGCTAATCAAGGTAGAACAAAGGCGAGTTTATTTCTTGTACTGCATGAGGGGGGAAAGACCTGTTGGAAAAAGCAGGGGACTTGGCCAGGCCTTTGTGTGAAGACTTTTATTGCAGGATTACCGCAACTGCTTGCCAAGCGAGCCATGGGTGAAGTCATTGATAGCTGTGAGTTTGTGACTATTGAAGATTTACTTAATTGGTATTTAGCGCATGTGTCGGGAAATCGCACCTTAAGCCAAAGTTGGCGGGATAACTGTGCATCGATGATCCGTAGTCAATTATTGCCTAGGGTTGGGCAAGATAAAATAGCTTCGTTCGATTTTATGTGTATTGATACTGCGTTAGTAAAAACCATGCTAGCAGACGAGTATGCTCCCCATTACATTCGTTTATGCGTGAATGTTTTGAAAAGAGCATTTTCTGCTGCTAGTGATATGAGGTTATTGGCCGTTAACCCATTAATTGGCTATCGAGTTCAGTTTAGCTTGAAGTTGGGGCCTGCGTCAGAAACAGTACTCACAGAGGCTGATTTAACAGAGCTATTTTTTGCGTTGCAGAAGGCTAGTCGCCCTGTGAACATGATGTTTTTGCTTATGTTGATGTTTGGTACTCGGATTAATGAAACCCGCCTGTGTCGTTGGGAACATTTTGCCGGGGAGTATTGGTTGATCCCTGCATCAAATACTAAAACTCGTCAGGCACATCGTTTGCCATTGACTCCAGCATCTCAGGCATTGCTGCTAAGTTATCGACAGTGGCAGCTGAAATTTGTTGGCAAGCGCACTCATTTATTTTGTGCTGATAGCGGTGTGGTATCTATTAGAACTGCGCAGTATTGGAGTAAGCAAATACGTTTTAAAGACTTTACTAGCCATGCTTTACGTAAACTGTGCCGAACCATTATTGCCGATATGGGGGTGGATACCATGGTGGGCGAAAGAATACTTAACCATGCTTTGCCAGTACTGTTGCGAACTTACGTGCATAGCACATTAGACAAAGGCGTTATGGCAGCTCTTGAGGCATATCATCAGCATCTAGTTAAGCGTGGCTTTGTGGGGATTGAATGACGACTCGAGGGTTTGAAATATTAAAAACGGGCCGAAGAATTAGAGGGCTAACCCAAGCTGAAGTCGCTGAGACGTACGGTGTTAATTCTAAAACATATCAGCGTTGGGAGCGTGGACAAACGCCGGTTTCGTATGATGATTTAGCCGCCATTTGTGATCAGGTTTTTTGTATTCCTTTAATTGAAGTTCAGAGGGCTGCTGTGTATGCAAGATGATGTGCAGAATAGAGTAACCATTAAGCAGCTGCGTAAAGCGCTAACTGCCTGGGGGCGTTATTGGGCTAGCAAAGAATATGGGCAGGGCCATGCAAGCCGCAGTGCGTGTGATAAGTTGGGTGAAATTCGTTGCTTTGGCGCGGTGTTTTCAGAGTCTAGCTCACCTGTTCACATTGCTGAATATGACTGTCATATCGAGCGATTGAGCCATGATTGCCGGCGTGCCTTAAGAGTACATTACATCTGCAAACGTAACTGGGCCTTGGTTGGTTTCGACTCTGAGAAGTCATACTTGTACTGGTTGAGAAGGGCTGAGTGCGCATTACTTTAGATTATAGTTGTTCTTTCAATCCAGTGTTAATATGAAGTAAATTAATGAGTTATTTTTTACCAGGAAGTTAGTTTGTATGTCTTGTTCATTAGTAACTTGACGATAATAACATAAATGGTATTATTGACGGTAAGGGCAATAGTAAATGGTTTTAGCTGCAGTTAAAAGAAAGGCTAAAGAATACGTGACTAAGGATGGGGACACCCCATTTAAAAATTGGTTGATTGGATTAGCGGATGCTAGAGCTAAAGCTAAAATAACTAAAGCGATCACGCAGATGGAGTCTGGAAACTTTGGTGATCATAAATCTATAACCGATGGTAATGGATTATATGAAAGAAGGCTCAACGTTGGTCCTGGTTACAGAATTTATTATATTACCGAAGGTGATAAGTTAATTATTATTTTTGCAGGTAGTGATAAGTCGGATCAGCAGAGTGCCATTGATGCAGCTAAAATTTACCATGCCGATTTTAAAGCTAGGAAAAGTAAAGTAGCTGCGGAATCGACTTTAAAATCGGGTAAGTTGAAAAGAAAACGCTAGAATTTTGATTTTTTTATATTTATGAGGTACTTAATTATGGCACTTACACGTGAGTTTAAAGAGACAGTAATGGAAATGTGTAAAGATCCTAACTATAGGAAGGCACTTCTAATAGAAGCTCTTGAGTCTTATTTAGAGGGCGACATGGGAGTTGGTAATGCACTGCTCAGAGATTATTTAAATGGATGTAAAGCTTTTTCAGAAGTAGCAGAAGCTTTGCAAATTAATGAATCAGGTCTTAGACGGATGTTGAGCCCAAAAGGTAATCCTACTGTTCTAAATTTTTTTAGGCTTTTTAATGTGTGTCAAAAAAGAGAAGGTTTTGAGAGTGCTGATGATTTTCTGAGCTTAGCACATTCTTAACGATAATCAATTCTGACTAAATAAAGACATCTGGTTTCTATATAGAGTGTTTTTCGTACGTTAATTTACTTGGTATAAGGAAATACATTTCATGGATTTAAAGGATTTAATTCCAATAGTTTTATCCGCTTTAGCTCTATTATTATCAGCAATGACTTGGTTTCTTGCTTATTTTCATCGACGTTCGAAGGCTATACTTTGTTATGTAAAGCGTGAATTCGGAGTTGATGATAATGGCTCTCTATGTAAAAGAGAGCTTACTTATTCCTTTAGTAATACGGGGGAACAAAGCTTGTATGTCAAAGTTGTAAATCTATTAGTTGGAGAATCACCACTTGGTCCACTAAGGCACTCTTCGTCCTACAATATTATCCAAACCAATATAATACAGCCGTTTATTTCAAACCCTGGTCAGATAGAAACGTTTACATTGATACATGACTTAGGTGACAAGAGGCTTCCTGATGATGACGATAAGGACAAATTTACTATAGTACAAGTCGTTGTGATTTCTGCTAATGGGAAAAGATATGAAATGTCTCATGATATCTCAAAATTAGGCCCTGTAGGTCCTGAAGCTAAAGACTTGATTTGGAAAAGTGCTTCGCTTGGAAAGTGCAAGTACAATTAGTAGTATCATTACTATTAACAGAATCATTTGATTTCATTGAGCTAATCCAAGAAAGACTAATTTAGCTATTAATATATTGTTTTCTTTTTTAATTTCGATCCGTTCCCTTCCTTTGTTGTCGATGAATAGTCCCAACTCCGCTCCTATTATCCCCTGCGTTGTATCAAATATTGCTATCTGTTTAATACCATCTGAGTTTTTAAAAGTACGAGTGATCAAAGTGTTTTTCATGCTGTTCTCAGTTGTGCTATTGATAGTTTATGAGAACACACCTTTAAAATCGCGCCAGTAAATGACAGCATGTTAACTCGTTTTTTTTAGATATTCCCCTTTAATAACAATCATTTTCCATCATAAAAATTAATTTCACTAGCCGTTCCTTTATACGTGCATTCGTTCGTATTATGTATTAATGTACGACTTAAAGTTATAATTACGAATAAAAAGACGTATGGCTAGAAAGACTCTTAAAATTACACCTGAGCAAGTTAAATCACTCAGGCTTAAAGCTGGAATTACTCAAAAGCAGGCAGCAGAAACTGTTCATGTTTCTACAAGACAATGGCAAAAATTTGAGGAGATAGAAACCTCTGGTACCCATGTTCGTATTGGGGATGCCACATTAGAATTATTTTGCTTAAAGAGTGGCCTTGTATTTCCACCTCAGTTTAATAATGGATATCACCATGGAAAAGTGATCAGCTTTGCTGGAGGGGCTGGGGGGTTAGCTCGTTCTTCTCTGACTCGGGATATGGCAATCTCATTGACCAATGATGGGTATGATGTATTACTGGTAACGAGTAAAGAATACAGTCAATTGAAAGCGGCCGAGAAATATTTCTTGTACTCAAACCAGCCTTATCCAAAAATACTGTTTGAAGAAGATATTCAGTGGGAAGGTCATTCATACTTAAACTCCTCATTTTCAGACATACAGGGACATTATGATTTCATTTTTATTGACCTAGAGGTTGGAGGACGTCACCTCAGAATCAATGATTTTCCTGTAGACCTTATCATTACTCCAGGTCGTTTTTTTGACCGATTCCATGTATCAGTATCGAATAGCCGAGCATTTTATAGACGAAAACAAGAAGGGTTATTTGCTAAAGATAGCACTAACATTGCCTTTTTATTAATAGGTGTGGTCATAGATTACACTTTTAATTTTAATAGCTATGTTGGTGACACGTTCACTGATGAGCGAGTTGAAGAGGCTCTTTATTATCCTAATATTTATAGGAAAACATACCAAAAAGAGTTGGCCGACCTTTATGAGTTAGAGTGGGAAGGGGTATACGTATTTAATGCTTATACGACATCAACCTATGACTTTTATAGTGATTTAGCTAGAGACATACATAAAGGGAATGAGGCTGTTATGCATTACCTTGATAACCCAAATACCATAGCTGCTCATGATTTACGGGCAATAAAGAAAGAACTTCTAATATTGCTGGGGGTGGGTCATGGTAAGTAAGTTAAGTGACTTTGCCATTCAATTTAGAGCTGTCCTCGATACGCATAGTAGTAGCATTGGATTACCACACTTTTACAATTTCCCTAGAAACTGTTGTGAAGGGGTATCTGTATATTTTGCTTTCTATACGATGCAAATGTTTCCTAGTGTAAATGTTGAGGTTGTGCATTCTCGTAACTCTGATGATGAACATCATTACTGGGTTGAAATTGATGGATTAATTTTTGATTTGACTGCGGATCAGTTTGATGAGTGCAATGCTCCTATCATTGCTCAGGCTAGTAGTCCTTTAGAAAATGTGTTTCCAATATGTGAACGTTCTTTTGCTTCGATTGCTATGTGTGCTTATGACGCTATTGATGATGAGCAAAAAGAGTTGGTTTATAAGAGTATTCGGATAATTCTAAATATATAGTTGATGAGATGGTACTGAGATCTTAATAGTAATCTGATAATGCGTCAGCACTGACTGTGTAAGAATTTGAGTTATGTTATTGCATCAGCCTCAGAGAAGGATGCAATCATCCAGAGCTATACGACTGGATTAGGATAATGGGAGTGACTTGAATGTCAGATAAGTGACAAATTTGTTTTTAAATCGGTAAATGTAATGCTGTTTTATTGCACTTTAAGCCACTAAAGGGCTAAAAAGGGACATATTTAGGGCTAACTTTGAAGCCGAAAAACTGTACAGTATTGATATGCTCACCGAAGCAACAACTTAAATCTTCCCATTAAAAGCTCAGCAAATAGCTGGGCTTTTTTATTGTCTGAAATCTACTTATGAAATGTGTATTAACAAAAGCCAGCGAATGGAAAGGAAGGCTAATCGCCTACGGTGGTGGGAGTGGTATTAGTGCCTTTTCAAATGAGGTCGCAGCTAAAGCACAGCAAGCTGCTGATGTAGCAGCACAGATGCCAGCCTCTGCTCTAACAATTTCAACTTTAGTCTCAATAGGTGGTTTAACCGTTGTTGCTGGTCGTCTCATTTTTGATATTTGGAAATACCTTGATATGCGTAGAAGGCGAATGTTAGATGATGATGAGCCTTAAACCTTTTAAATAACAATGTATTGCCCTGCCTTGGCGGGGCTTTTTTATATCAGGAGATTAGCAGGATGAATACTTTAACGACTCATTACGGCCTTGTGAGTAAAGGGCAGGCTTTAGAATTTGCTCGTGCAGTTTGCAATGCTATTGGTGGTAATCCGCTAGGTACAGTTCTTTTGATTGAAACCGCCGCCGCAGAAACCCTTCTGGGGGCTTATCGTGATCCCACGCCTTATAGCGCAGGGACAGGAGCTACCCAAGTTGACGAAGGTACATTCAACTGGCTAAAGGATAAATACAAGGAGCATCGGATAGCAAAATCGTTATATGACGCATTTGGGATCAACTTGGGCCGTGTGAGTTATTTCGAATTAGAAGCGTCTCCCCTTTTAAGTTTTATATTTTGTCGTCTTCGTTATTGCGCGGTTAAGAGTGCTATTCCTGACACTCGTAAAGAGCGTGCTAAATACTGGAAACGACACTACAACACATCGGCTGGTAAGGGCACTGCAGGTGAATACCTGGAGCGCTGCGAGCTGGCCGGCGTAGACGAGCTACTTCAAAGCAACTTCACAGGAGACTGAATATGCAAAAGCTCATTTCACAATCGAGGGTAGTGGCTATTATGGCCGCAATGATAACCCTCGTATTCATGCCGTTCGCGGCACTTGCTGTATCCCCCGAGCTTACTGACCAGATAAGCCTGCCCCTTGATGCTTTACCTGGATGGGTTGGTATCGTCGTGGCCGTGCTCTATGGCGTAGCTCATGCCGTTGCATTGCTACCGGCCCCAGTTACCGACCGTTTACCTAGATGGGTTAAGTGGCTTCTTAAATATGTTGCTGCTAACTACGGTAAAGCCAAAAACAGGGACTTATAGTGGTTTGGGTAAAGCTGTTCGTCATGCTCATTGAGTGGGGCATTCAGCTAAAGAGGCGTGATGACAATGAGAAACGTCAAGAGCGTCTGCAGCAAGCTAAAGGCAATCCTGGTGATTACCTGCGCCAGTTTGGTCGGGTGCGGCGTGTTGCCGACGAACCAAAGGATGCCGTGCGTGGCGACACCACCGGCGTTGATGGAAACGATAGAGACAGATGATAGCTTCATTATTCCTAGAGAAGAGATGAGCCAGATAACTGTGTATATCGAGCAGCTGCGCCAGTGCGTTGCTGCTAATGAGTAAGGCAGGCTGAGACTTCAATCAAAGCCGAATGGGGGGCTGACACCCCCCCCCACCCCTTTTGGGTCCTCCCCTGGGGGGGAGTAACTGACGGGGCATAGACTCGCCGGTTCTGCCCCATTTTAGAGTTCAAAAACAGGTCCTTTCTTCCGTTGTGTTCGAGAAAGGACTAAACGTGAATATTTATTTAAATCAAAAATTTAATTCTATTCTCAAGTAAGGAATTGATCGCAAAAGAAAGGATGTTAGATCTAATGCGATCCACTTTGTTTATCCCTTCTTTCGGTGAACCATTTTAACTATGGCCTATGTTAATCGTAATGAATTTGCAGACATTATTGGGAAGTCGCCTAAATGGGTTGGCAACTTGATTGACGCAGGCTTGCCTCATGAGGGAGGGGGCGGTCGTGGAAAACCAATGGTGATCAATACGGAATTAGCAATCAATTGGTTAATTGATCGTGATGTAAAAAAACAAATCGGCGATCTTCAAAATGATGATGGTGCTCCAGTTGAGGGGACTAAAGATGGCGAAGAATTGCTTTTAACTATGGCCAAACGCCGTAAAGCCGATGTGGATGCTGCAAAAGCTGAACAGTCCGTCATTGATTTAGAGGATGTAGGGCAATTCTTGTACTCAATTTCAACACTCTATGGTAATGAACTAAATAATTTAGGTGCTCGTTTAGCTCCTGAGGTCGCACAAATAAATGAACCTGCTATGTGCAAGCACCGGATTGACATCGAATGTCGTCGCGTCAGAACTGCCACGGCTGAACGGCTCCGTAGATTCGTTTCTGAATATCGTGAACAACAGCGCAACAATGGTGGATGCGAAGCCACTGAGGAATGCAGCGAACTGGGCAACTGACAACCGAGTTATGCCTTCGGGCTCACCGATACCAGGGCCATTTAATACCGCCTCGACCCCGTACATGATTCCAGTTTGCATTGCATTCGCTGACCCCAGTTACAACAAAATTACTTTTGTGATGGGCACCCAGATGGGTAAGTCTGCGACGATGCAAAACGTGATCGGTTGGAAACTTGACGATGAGCCAGCACCGATTATTTATGTCGGGCCTACAGAGTCCAACATTAACAACGTGGTTGAGCCAAAGATTGTTGAAATGTTCCAAGAGGCCAAGAGCCTGTGGGTTAAGTTCGACAAGAAAAGCTCTAAACATAAGAAACGTATAGCCGGTGTTTCACTGCGTTTTGCCTGGGCAGGTTCAGCCACTGAGCTTGCCTCCGATTCAGCAGTGATCACTTTGGTTGATGAGTTAGACAGACCAGACGAGAACGCCACCGGTGAGGGTGATTTGGCTGAAATAGCCGAGGCCCGTGGTGATGCTTATACAGATTCAAAGCTGGGACTTACCAGCACCCCAACTCATGGCATAGCCACATCTTCACCGCATCCATTAACTGGACTCATTCATTGGAACGTCTCCGATAAGGGCAAAGTATCAAGCCCTATTTGGCGCCAATGGGAGAAAGGCACTCGCCACGAGTGGGCGGTACCTTGTCCAGATTGTGATGAGTATTTCATGCCTCGTAGCGAGTTGTTGTGGTGGCCTGGCATGGGAACAGACAAAGAGTGCACACCATCTCAAGCAGTAAAAGAGGCACGACTGGCCTGCGCCCATTGCGGTTCTCTAATAGAGGACAGCCATCGTAAGGGGATGAACGAACGGGGTGTGGCCATTGCTCCAGGGCAATCTGTCAGAGCCCATGATGATGGCCATGTGATTATCACCCAAAGCGGTGAGGATCATGTGGTGCCGTTCCATGGGGTGCTAGGTACCTGTGATGGCAACAACCATTTCAGCATTTGGGTTAGTGGCTTGTGCAGTTTTTCAGCCAAGAAAAGCTATGGATTCCTAGCTAGAAAGCTATTGGAAGCCCATCAAAGTGGCAGCCCTAACAGCCTGCTAACTGTGTACAACACTGGTTTTGGTGAAATTTACGCCATAGCCGGTGAAGCACCAGAGTGGGAAGAGGTTTACGCCCTGCGTTCTTCATACGCTTCTGGCCAGATCCCCGAAGGCTTTGACAAGCTGATTTGCACTGTGGACGTGCAGAAAAATCGGCTTTACTACGTGCTACGTTCCTGGCGTGCTGGTATGTCTAGTCGCTTGATTGAGTGGGGTGAGGTTTGGGGCGACACGGACAAGCCCGAGGTTTGGAATGAGCTGTCTGAGTTTCTGGAACAGGAGTGGGATGGTCAGCAAATCCAACTAATGGGTGTCGATGCCGGTTTTAGAACCGACGAAGTGCTGGCGTTCGTGCGCCGTCACAAGGGACGCACCAGAGCTTTGATGGGTTTTGAACGTCTGCCAAAGCCGTTTCGCTTAGCGCGTCTTGATGTCGATAAGAAGGGTAAAACCCGTCTTCACGGTGACAAACGCTGGGACTTTGACACTACGCTAGCCAAAGCCTGGGTACATAACCGAGTGCGCTGGCCTAAGGGCAAGGACGGTGACTGGCTTATTCCCTCAGATATTACCGAGGAGTATTGCCGTCACATCGTTGCCGAAGAATTTAACGAAGAAACAGGCAAGTGGAATCAGATAGCCAAGCGAAACGATTACCTAGACTGTGAGGGGATGCAATACATGTGCGCCCGTATGCTAAGAATTGACCGCAAAAAGTCACCTGCTTCACCCGATGACACCGATGGCCAAGAGCATGAAGATGCCGAGCCAGATGAAGAAACCCCAATCAAAGCCACCCGAAAGTCAGCGAAACGTAAGCGGTCTAGCCGTAAACGTGCTGGGCGAGACGGTTTTGTCAGCCGGTACAGATAATGAATGAACCTAAGAAAATAAGTGCCGGCACATCTATTGGCTGGACATTTAGCCACGAGTTGGCAGATGGGCTGTGGCAGTTCAGTTATGCGCTGCGCGGCCCAGGTGTAATAGATATAGATGCAACTGCTGCAGATGGACTGGTGACAGTTACACAGCAGGCAGATGTCACTGCATCTTGGGTACCTGGGCTTTATGACTGGCGTCTGTACGCTAAAAAAGGCGCAGACAGGCAGTTGATAAGCTCTGGCCAGATGGAGATAGAGGCAGATTTTGCCAGTCTGGGTGCCGGTCATGACCCTCGCAGCCATGCCAAGCGCATGCTCGATGCGATTAATCAGGTGCTTGAGGGCCGTATTCTTTCAGATCATGAAAGTTACACAATTGACGACCGCCGACTTGATCGCATTCCTATCCTGGAACTGCACAAGCTGCGCCGGGTTTATATTCAAAAAGTCAGGAGCGAGAAGGGTAATGGCTTCCGCCTTAAGCGAGTATTAACGAGGTTGCCAGGATGACAGAAACCAAACAAGACACAGAGGGTCGCAAGACGCGCCGTGGTCAGCCTGGGAGTAAACGCTTCGCCCTGGCAAAGCAAGGGCTGACAGGCCCACGCTTAGGTGGCATGTCGCTGAGTATCAACGAGGAACTGCGCCGTGATTTAGCTGTGATAAAGGCTCAATCTCGACGCGCAGGAAACGATGATGGCTATATAGTCAAGTTTTTGTCTATGTGTGAAACCCACATAGTCGGGCCAGAAGGTTTCGCCTTTCAAAGTAAGGCCAAAGCCTTCGGTGGAAAGACGGAAGACAAGAAGGCTAACGAACTGATAGAAGAGCATTTTGCTGAGTGGGGCAAGAAAGGTGTTTGTGATGTTACGGGCCGTTACAGCTGGCAAGATATACAAACACTATTTATTCGCACAGTAGCAGAAGATGGTGAAGTCTTAGTGCGTTTTGTTGAAGGCTTTCCTAATAAATACGGTTTCGCGCTGCAGCTGCTGGATTCGGCCCACTTAGACATTAACTACAACCGAGAATTAAAGGATGGCCTCCGTATTCGCATGGGGGTGGAGTTGGATGAATGGGATCGTCCTGTTGCGTACCACATTCTCACTCAACACCCGGGAGACAGAGCTTATTTCTACGGTAACACCCGCTATGAGCGTATTCCGGCCAGTGAAATGTTACTGGCTTTTTTGCCTTTCAGAGTTGGGCAATGCCGTGGAGTCCCTTGGGCCCATGCCGCATTGTTGGAAATGCACCACTTGCAGGGCTACCGCGAGGCAGAGCTAACGGGTGCTCGTATTGCTGCATCTAAGATGCTGGCTTATGAGCCTGATTCAGATGTTGAACCCGAAGATGAAGATGATGAGCCCGATTTTGTTGAAGAAGTCGAGCCAGGTATGGCCGTGGTTGTGCCCTATGGTTTCACCTTAAAAGAGCTTAATTTCAATCAGTCCGGCAGTAACTTTGCGGCTTACATGAAAGAGGGCAAGCGCGGCGCTGCTAGCGGCATGGACGTGAGTTACAACACGCTAGGCAATGATGGCGAAGGCATTAGTTTCTCAAGCCTGCGCCAGTTCGTGCTCGAAGATCGTGATGGCTGGAAGAAGAAGCAGCGATGGATGCGTCAAGAGCTGTGTGATGTGGTGAAGTCTAAGTGGCTGCTGATGACGCTAGTCAGCAATGCTATCCCAGGCTTGCGCTTCAAGGAACTTGAGCGGCTGGATAAGCACAGATTTCAGGGCCGTCGATGGGACTGGGTTGATCCGCTTAAAGATGAAAAAGCCAATACCGAAGCCATTAACAACATGACCAAATCCCCACTGCAGATTATTAGAGAGCGTGGCGAAGACCCAGAGACTGTTATCAATGAGCTGCTTAAGTTTGAAGAAATGGTGGCAGAGGTACGTAAGAAACGAACCTTAGCCACACAACAACAAGGGAATCAAAATGGCAAAGAAGAAGAGTAAGACTCTGAAGATTGGCCGTCAGTTTCGAACCCTGTCTTTTGTTCGTGAATCCGTTGATGACGATGCCAGAACCGTTGAGCTGAGCTTTTCCAGTGAAGAGCCTGTTGAGCGTTGGTTTGGTATGGAAATTCTCGGGCATGGGCCTGGTGAATGTGACCTGTCCAGACTGAACAACAGCGGAGCATTCCTAATGGATCACAACACTAGGGATCACAGGGGGGCAATTGAAAGCGCACTGATTGAGCAGAATAAGGGTCGGGCCACTATCCGTCTTTCCAAAAGTGAACGTGGGGAAGAGTTGTGGAGTGATATGCGTGACGGTATCCGTCCGCACGTCAGCGTTGGCTATCGTATTCTGGAAATTGTTCACGTTAAACGTGATGAATCTGGGATGGATTGGTACCGGGCTACTAAGTGGCAGCCCTATGAAATTTCATCTGTCTCTGTGCCTGCCGACACATCTGTGGGGTTGGGTCGTAGTGATGAAAGTGAAGATGTAACCGATTTTAACATTGAAATGAGAGAGTTAAATATGGACGAAGATGAAGTTTTAGAGCTTGAAGAAGAGCAAACTCGTGATAAGAAGCCAGTAGCTAAGCCTCGCGCTAAAGCTCCGGCTGTGCCAGTGGATGAGAATGCCATTCGCCAGAAAGAAACTGAGCGTTGTCAGGAAATCATGGCAATGGGTCAGCAGTTTGGCCTTGGCCGTGAGGCTGACGAGGCGGTTAAGTCTCAACACAGCGTAGACCAGTTCCGCCAGCTTGTTCTTAAGGCTGTTCGTGAGAAAAAAGCCAAGCCTGCTGGCACAGAAATGAACCTGGGCTTATCTGATAAAGATGTACGCCGTTACAGCTTGATTAATGCTGTTCGCGCCAGTATTACCGGTAACTGGAAAGGTGCAGGTCTTGAGCGTGAAGTCTCAGTGGCCCTGGCTGATAAAATGGGCAAGGACGCTCGCGGCTTCTACGTTAACTATGAAGTGCTGTCACAATTGGGCCGAGCCGCTCAGTCTACCGGTGCCGGCATGGGTGGTGAATTGGTTGCAACTGACCTATGGAGTAGCCAGTTCATTGACTTGTTGCGTCCTAACTCGATAGCAGCCGGTTTGGGGGTGCGTTTTGCCACTGGCCTTGTTGGTAACGTCGATATTCCCAAGATGACCAGCGGTTCGTCTTTCTACTGGATTGACGAAGATGAAGACGGTACCGAGTCAAATGTGGGACTGGGTATCATTAAAATGTCTCCCAAGACCATCGCCGGCGCTGTCCCTATTACTCGCCGCTTGATGCAGCAATCCACCCCAGACATTGACTTGCTAGTGCGTGATGAAATGTTGCGCGGTATCGGTCTGGGTATTGATAAGGCTGTATTCCTTGGAACTGGACTCAATAACCAGCCACTGGGTATCAAAAACCAGACGGGTGTGCATGCTATTCCAATTCCAGCAGGTGGCTGGGATTGGAAGACCATAGTGGCGTTTGAAACCGCCGTGGCCGAGTCCAATGCTTTGGCGGCTAACATGGCCTACGCTATGCGTCCATCATTGCGTGGCACACTGAAAACTACAGAAAAAGCAGCAGGCACGGCTAAGTACCTGTGGGATGGCGATCAGGTTAACGGTTATCCAGGCGTGGTATCTACACAGCTTGAAACCGATGCGATGCTGCATGGTGACTTTAGCCAGGCACTGGTCGGTATGTGGGGCGCTTTGGACTTGACGGTTGATAAGTCCACCAAGGCCGCCAGTGGCGGTACTGTGCTGCGCGTGTTCCAAGATGCAGATGTTGCTGTTCGTCATGGTGCCGCTTTTGCTTATGGCAAGAAAGTGTAACCAACCCTAAGTTAATGGCGCCCATGTGGCGCCTTTTTTATATCTGGAGTTAAGCCATGAAAGTTCAAATTTTATCGGGCGTTATGATCCGTGGTACCGCCGTGTTTCCAAAAACGGGCGAAGGCAAGAATGCCGTTGATTCTATTGTTGACGTCACTAAGGCAGAAGCCCGTGATCTCGTTCAAGCAGGTCAAGCAAAAGTAGCGGCTAAGGGCGCTAAAAATAACATCGAAATCAAAGAGCCAGAAGCAGAAGCCGATGAGCTAGATAAGTTCTTTGGTGAAGATGACGAGCCAGAAGAGTGATAGGCGCTGGTGACTTTGGGGTTTTCTTCAACCCCAAGGACTTTGGAACGCCTGCTACTTTACATCTTTCAGTGGGTGATAAGCAGGTCACTGGGATATTCAATAACCCACAGCAGACGGCCAAACTTAAAGGTGGTGGTTTTGTTGATGGTGATAAAGCCTCGTTATTGCTTCCAGATAATGATGCTGCAGGGCTTAATGTTCGGGATAGAGTGACAGTGGCTGGCAGCCAATGGCAGCTGGTGCGGCCACCTGTTCCTGAGGGCTCTGGTCTTACCCGTGTCTATCTGGGAGTTAAAGATGCAAAGCAATCAACAAAGCCTGCTATTCGATATTGACCCCGGAGAATTGGAGTCCGTCCAGCTAATGCTGGGCGGCACCGAGAAAGAGATGCTGGCAGCGTATAACCGTGCCATAGCCAGAACCTCAGTTACCATGAAATCTCAAGGCGCCAAGCTAATGCGAGAAGGCATGGACGCCAAGAGCCTAAAAGAAGTTCGCCGGCGTATGCAAGCCCATAAAAATGCTTTTAAGTTGGGTCAAACTGGCGCCAAGTTGGATGAACTCAAGCTGTGGTTTGGTCTGAATGATATGTCTATTGGCCGTTTAAAGGGTCGCATGTCCAGATTAGGCAGTAAGCGTTCCCCAGAAGGCGCGGCATTTACTTCCAAGAAGTTAGGCAAACAGGAATATGAAGATGGCTTTGTTGGCCGTGTACGCAACAAGCGTTCTATTTTCGCCCGTAAAGGTGCTGCAAGATTCCCCATAAAAGAGAAGAAAGTGGCGGTCGCTGACCCGCTGCACGTAAAACTTGAAGATGAGATTTTTGCCTCTTTACCGGAAGTGTTCATGCAGCATTTCACCACAGACATGAAGGGCCGAGTAGCGGGCCGTGATTCGATAGCTGGCCGCCAACGACAATGGAACAAATTCAAATGAGTAAAGGCATTCACTTAACCGATTATCACGAGGCAGTGCGCCTTTGGCTCAAATCTCATGTGCCTTGGCTCAAGAGCGTCGAGTATTACCCAGAGATAACAGAGACATTAGACACGCCCTGTGCCTTTATTTCAGTAATGGGGTGGGAGCCAGTGCCTAATCAGCCAGGCAACGGTCAACTTGCCGTAAACATGCATTGCGAAGTATTGGTTGCGATAGGGGTAAAAGAGATAACTCACCAGCTAGATGCCCGTAATGCCGCGATGTTTTTAAGCGTGGTACTGCAGGACAATGATTTTGGCCTCAAGGCTATGCCGGCGAAAGTTGTTAGCGCCGACCCGGATGCATTAGATCCAGAGCTGGACGACTATGCGGTTTGGTCAATTAAATACGTGCAGAACGTGACAATCGGCCTACCGACATTAGAGCCAGATGAAGAGCGCGGCATTCGCCTAGCAGTCAATCCAGAAAACATGGATGACAAGAACGAGTATCAGCCACTGGGTGACTTTGATGAGACAAATAATTGAACTCCTAGTGCGTGAAATGCTGGGGCCATACTTAGACAAAATTGAAGAGCTGAGCACCGAGGTAGAAGAACTGCGCCGGCGCCAGCAGCTTATGATCCGTTTGGGTCGCGTCAGTGCCGTTCATGAAAACAATCAACTCGTGAAGGTGGCCCATGGCGACCTTATCACCCCGTTTATAAAGTGGTTTGCTCAATCTGCTGGCAGGGTTTCTCACTACCGCTGTCCGACCGAAGGTGAGCAGGCAATTATTTTGAACTTTGGCGGCGGCAATACCGGCGCCCAGAGCATTGCTTTAGTGGGCATAGATTCCACTCAGTTTCCTTTCCCCGTAAATAACCCTGCCCAAGTGGTTACGTCCTACGGTGATAAGTGCGCAGAAATCTGGGATATGGATGCAGGCACCCTGACATTAAGAGCGAGTGAGAAGATAACCCTAGACACCAAGATGGTACATGCCACCAAGGACGTCCATGCCGATGGGGAGGTCAGTGACCACACCAGGACAATGCAGTCAGACAGAGATATTTACAACAGTCATTTACATCGAGTTGGCAACCCTAAAACGGAAGCCCCGGAGCAGCAGCAATGATAGGAATCGACCGTAACACAGGCCGCAAGATTACAGGCTTTGAGCAGTTGATGAGCCGCATCATCCAGGTGATGACCACGCCGCTGGTAGGTCGTGCTAAACGGCCAAAATTTGGCAGTCGAGTGCGTGAAACCTTGGCTGACAATATGTCAGACAGCATGCTGGTTCGCGCCCAGGGCTTTGCCATCGAGGCTTTTTATAACCCGGCTAACGGCCTGCAGGATTTTATCCCGAGCAGCTGCGTGGCCAAACGCGGTGCCACTGGTTTGAGCCTATACTTTGAAGGCATGTGGCATGGGCGTCCTGTTAAATTTGAGGTGCCACTGGATGTTTCCACATCAAAACCCATTACCTAAATCGGATGTGATCACCACGCCGACTTTTGAAACCTTGCTGGCCAATGTCAAAGAGGCCGTGCTGAATTACTTGGAGCAACACGCGCCGGGAGATGCCGCCGCCGTGCGCGAAACATTCGCCAACGAGGCCGAGCTGATGACCAAGTTCACCGAGGCATTCACGGTTATCCTACAGAGCCATTTTCGGCAGATGAATGCCCAGGCGCAGCAGATGTTCGGCATGTATGCCACAGACAATGACATGGTTGAATTGATAGCCAGTCAACTGGGCGTAAAACGCCTGGTATTGTCACCAGGTGATCCTAATGCTTATCCGCCAGTGCCGCCAGTGAAGGAAAATAATGATGCATTGCTAACTCGTTATTATTTGGCCGCCTATGCATTGGCCACAACGGGTACGCGCTCAGGTTATCGTTTCCACGCTATGACGCTGGGAGGCAGGCCCACGGTAAAAGTTGAGAGTCCAGAGCCTAATAAGGTGGTGGTGACCTATGATTTTTCAGATCATGAAGACGCCGGCAAAACCAAAGACGCTCAGGCAAGGCAAGTCACCCCCGGTGTAGTGGACTGTTACATTTTGGCCCATGCCGGCAACGGCATACCAGGACCTGCCCTCGTTGCTGCAACCCAGAGCTATTTGGGTCGTGATGACATAGCCCAGGAAACGGATCTTATCACAGTAAAAACGCCAAGCATTCAGACTTGGGCCTGTGCTGCTCAGCTTTATGTTCGTCCTGGTCCAGATGCTGCCATGGTGAAAACCGCAGCCGAAAAGGCGGTGCAGGAATACGCCGCCAGCCAGCACAGATTGGGAGGTAGCATAGAGCCCTCGATGATTTACAGCGTATTGCTTAAATCAACAGGGGCTCATCGAGCCGATTTAACAGAACCCGCGCAGCCAGTTCGTTGCGCTCACAGTGAGGCGCCATATCTTGAGTCAATCAACATTACCGTCAGCACTGAAAACCTATAGCGTCCTGCCGGATAACCGTAGCGCCCTAGAGCGTGGATTAGAGCTGGGATTGAGTGAGCAGCTTTACACTGTTCCCCAGCCATACCCTCAGTTGCTCGACGCAAGATATACCCAGCAAAACATGCTGCCGTATCTCGCATCAGAGCGGCAACTGCCGGTGTGGGATTCGGCAGACCCAGAACACATTAAGCGCAACCTTACAGGGAATGCGTGGCAGGTACGCCGGCTGAGTGGTACTCGCGCCGGTTTGAAGATGGCGCTTGAATCACTGGACTTTCAGAGTGAAGTCACACCTTGGTATAAACAGGTGCCGCAAGCCGCCCCGTACAATTTGGAAGTTATTGCTTGGGAGAAGGGCAACAAGCCGGTCAATGTTGCCAATGTTCATAAGCTGCTGGCTTATATAGAAGACAGCAAGTCAGAGCGGGATGTGATCGAGCTGTCTCTGATGTTCGGGGTAGAGACTGAGCTTGGCCTAGCCGGCGCTAGAGCCCCAGCCACTAATGTCAAAGATACCCATGGCGCCGCCAGTCTTTGGCCCATGCCTAACGCCAGTGTGTCACTGGCAATAGCCGGTAGCACAATGCCTGGCATCAATATTCAGCCGCTTAATTTGTTGGCCATCACGCCTGTCGTGAGCTGTTACGCCCAGATGGGCGTTACAGCCGTAGCCGGCAACTACAGCATTACAGTATCGCGCGTTAACGCGAGCGCAGTTATATAAGGTAATCAGATGACCGACCAACTTAAATTAGTGATCACCCGTAAGGGACTGGACGAATGTATCAATGCCAAGTCCAAAGGGATTAAAGCCGAACTCAAATGGGTGTCGGCAGGTGACAGGGCTTACACCCCCAATCCAGAGCAGACCACGCTGCAGAATGAAATCCAGCGAGTAGAGTTTGGCGAGTACAAAGACGGTGAAGGCCCTATGCTTCAAGCTGTTGCTAAGTTCAGCGGCCCTCAAGAGTACCCGATTAAAGAGCTAGGGTTCTGGTTAGAGTCGGGCACTCTGTTCGGGGTTATATCTGCCCCAAACACTACGCTTAACTACAAGCCAAAAGATGGCCACTGCATTCAGCCTATTACGCTGAATTTAAGTGCCTTACCCAGTAATACAGTGACTGTCATTGTCGGTACCGAAAACCTCAACATTTTAATTGATGAAGAATTTATCAAAATGGCAACAGCTCAGGTCGACACTATGCATCGTCAAATCTTGCAGGAGTTTCGCCTGCTGGACTTGGAAAAGAAGCATGCATAAGGGGTCACTATGGATGAGCAAGAGCTGCCGCTAGTTAGCGGCACTACGTTTGACTTCGAACTGACTTGGGAAACCGAGACAGAAGCTGGCCCTATGAAACCCGTGGATATTACCGGCTGCAGTATAGACCTGCAGGTGCGCGGTTCTTCCAGCAACGCCTTGCTAGTTAGTTGTACCAGCTTGGCTGGTGACATAACGGTCACCGACCCCACTAAGGGCAAGATGGCCATACATATTAGCCCAGGGAAAACCACGGGTCAGCAGGCCGATGCTTGGCAGGACGCCCGTTGGGAGGTGCGAGTCACTTTCCCCAGTGGTGATGCCTATAGCTTAGTTCGCGGCTGGGCAAGATTGACTGTGGGAGCCGTGCAATGAACAACCTCAACCGCATCACTCTGCGCCATACCGTTCGCCAAGTCGTGCGTATGGATGTTGGCGGTAACCAGGTCACTATACGCCAGTCCACTAGGCCCCTTATTAATGTTGTGTCTATTGGCGTTCAAGGCCCAGTTGGTACAGTGGCTCAAAGCGTTCTGACTATGGCGCAACAAGCGCAACAGGCTGCCACTTTAGCAAGTGAAAAGGCCGAGCAGGTTAGCCAGGAACAGCTGGGCATGGTGAGCGGTATGAGCCTGGCATTGGATCATTATATTGGCGCCATAGGCGCTCAGGAGTAACCCATGGCAGAACCTCAAACGCCGATAGACATAATGCTGAGCAAGCTGAGCCAGCTGCTTGGCACTATCGACGGCAAGCTGCGCAACAAGCTCAACAAATCCGGCGGCACCATTGATTATTTAACGGTAACCAATCGCCTCACGGCCACCGCAGACCATGCTCATGCACTCAAAGTCGCAAGACTGATAAGCCTGAATGGTGATGCAACTGGGCAAGTGAGTTTTGATGGCAGTGGTGATGCAGCTATCACAGTCAACATAGCCGAGCTGGCCAACAAGGCCGACAAGGCGGTGACCTACAGTAAAGATGAAGTTAACCAGCTTATCCAGAATCTCATCGGCCTAGCGCCAGCAGAGCTGGATACTATCTACGAGCTGGCTGCAGCATTCAAGGGCAACCAGGACAGCATAGGCTCGCTTTTCACTGTCTTGGCCGCGAAGGCTAACAGTGCTGATGTTTATGACAAGGTGACAGCAGATGCTCGTTATTTACTCAAAGGCACTAAAGCGGCGGATTCGACGCTGTTCGATGGTAAAGCGGCAGTTTTTTATGCAACACAAATAGGGCTGAACAGTACAAATCAGGAACTCAGTAGCCTGATAACCCAATTAACCGCCGCTTTTGATAACGGCACCACTTTAATTAACAGCGTATAAAAGGAGTACCTATGAGTACGCAAGAGATAGCGGCACTAATCACATCGGTTAACACCATGACAGCGACAGTGGCCGGAAAGATGGGACAGATTGACCAAAAAACCGCAGAAAATACAGCTAAAGTAGATTCTGAATTAGCCAAAGTTCTGACAAAGTTACCGCGTATTATTATTACCAGAAATCAAGTATTAGATATAGATCCTAGCACTGGGTTGCCTTTTGGGATGTCTGTTAATGCTTCAGTTACAGTTACGGAACATCTAACCATCATACAAAATAATGTAAGGCCTGCGGAACAGCTTTTGGTGTTACAGCAAATGGAAGAAGATATAGGGGCCAACTTAGGAAAAACAGCGTACTATCGCCGTCCTTTTAAAATAATGAAAGTATCTTGGGTTAACAATCCTGGCTGGCTGCTTTTTCCACAGGCTGCCGATGATCCATCCTCAGTATCAATCCCGGTAAACACGTTTATTACGCTGGGGGCTTTTGTCAAAGTGTTGTCAGGTGGTGCTACTGGCTCTTGGGCACAAGGCAGCGAATTAGGGACATGGGTGTTTTGCAATCAAAAGTTAAGCCCGGCAGGTTTTGGAGCTTATGCAAACCTTCATCCCATCCCTTTGTCAGCATCAGGTGAAATGTTAATCGCACTTCCCGCGGCAATTACAGGTCACATTGATAGAGCCGAAGAATGGTTCGCAAACGTTAATTTAGTAGGGTAAGGAGCCAACATGAACCAACCTGTTTTTATCGACGGATTGCACCCTGTTATTAAGTGGTCAGAAATTCGTAAATATCGAGATTTTCTGATTACTCAAACTGACTGGACACAAATTCCAGACACGCCGCTTGATAATGAAATGAAAGCTAAGTATTTAGCTTACCGCCAAGCCCTGCGCGATTTACCGCAATCGACGGATAACCCGGACGACATTGTCTGGCCTGTCAAACCATAACTAACCGCTTAAAGGCGGTTTTTTTATATCCCTAACCCGGCCATGTTGCCGGGTTATTTATTTTTGGAGGCCCTATGGCTACCCCGAAAACTCCGGTGAACCCGCGCATGAAATACCAAGTGCTGGCCGCCTTCGCGTGTCCGAACAAGAAGCATTGGCACCAAGCCGGTGAAGAGCTTGAGTTGCTGCCCTGTGAGGCAGATTTTTTATTATTGTCAGGCAAGATTAGTGTCAGTCCAAGCACTGCCACAGCTAAGGCTGATAAACCCACCAAAGGAGATAACTAATGCCTGAGATTGCATCGTTTACGCATAACGGGATCAGCATAGAGCGCCAAGCTGCGCCGCCACCTATGGGTCCACTGGGCAGTATTGTCCTTGGTCTGGTAGGTACTGCGCCAGATGCAGATCCCTTATTGCCTAAAAACAGCCCCGTACGTGTGGCTAATATGGGTGATGCGGCAAAGCTTGATTTAGCCGGCACAGAGCGCGGCACATTATGGCGTTCTTGCTATGAGATTTTCCGCTTGGTATCAGTGCCTATCTATGTGGTTATTGTTGAAGAAGGGGCCGATGCTGCCGCTACAACCAACAATGTACTAGGCACCGTCGATGGTGCCACGGGTCAGCGTACCGGCATTCAGGCATTGCCCGATTGCCAAGAGATCCCTACTCATATTTCTGCACCAGGTTTCAACACTAAGCCTATTGCAGATGCGCTTGCTGCTATGGGTAAGCGTCTGTTTGCTATTCCAGTAGGTGACGGCCCCAACACCAATGACCAGGCTGCTGTGACCTATTCACAGAGCTTGGGCGGCGCCGATACCGGCTATGAGTCTTTCTATCTGGTCGATCCTCAAGTTGCGGTATACAGCCAGGCGGCCAAGGGCAATGTTTACTTCTCTGCTGCAGCAGTGGCTTTGTCTTGCTTCGCCCGAGTGAGAGCTTGGGAGAGCCCTGCCAAGGGCGGCATGGGCGCCTTGATCCAAGGTACTGCTCGCACCATTGATTACAACATCATGGACAAATCAACAAATGGTGATTTGTTGAATAAGAACGGCGTGTCCTATTTTGCCAGAACCTCAATGGGCGGCTTCTCGCTTATTGGCAACCGCTGTGTCATGGGCCGTTTCGTGTCTCAGGTGGGGCTTGAGTACGCCATAGTGCGCAAGTTGGCTAAGACGGCACAACGTGCCATGGGCCGTAATCTCAGCAAGAGCTTCATGGAGCAAGAGATCACTAAGCTGAACTATTGGCTTAAGACGCTGCAAGCCGATGAAACTGTGATGGGTGCTCAGGTGTACTTACACCCCACACTTAACACGGTAGACAACTACCGCAATGGCGAGTGGCATATTGCCATCAAGTACCATGGTTTCGCCCCGAACGAGCACATGGTGTATCACTTAATTGAGGATGTCGGCATTGTCGAAACATTCCTAGAAGGAGTCCTGTAATGTCTGGACAACGCTCACGCATTACCCGTGCAGGGATGATTAACGGTCAGCCGCTAGTCAAAGAACTGGAAGAGTTCACCGCGCCAGAAATCAAGAAGACCATGCAGGATACTCGGGGCGGCTCTTTTATCCCTGGGCAAATCATGGTGGGTCTTGAAAAGATGACCAGCAAGTTCAAGGTCAAGGGCGCTAACCAGGAGCTGTTGTCGGCGTTTGGTTTGGCAGCCGGCGAAGTTTGCCAAGTGGATGTGAAGGAATCGCACCAGGACGAAGATGGCAACAAGTTTGCCATCGTCTACAGCCTGACCGGCGAAGTTATTTCTGTCACCGAATCTGCCAGCAAGATGGGCGAACTGCCTGACGCTGAGTTGGAGATGGCCGTCAGTGCATACAAGAAGACCGAAAGCGGCAAGATCATCTATGAAATTGACCGTAACGCCCAGATTTTGAATCTGGGTAAAGGCGATCTCATGGTAGAGCACCGCCGCAATATTGGCATGGCATAACCCTTAGTTGCGCCGCTACGCACAGGCCCCTCCGTTTTGGAGTGGGCCTTTTTTTATTTGGGAGTAAGACAATGTTTGAACCGAAATCACATGACCTGGTATGGCCGATTGAAGACGACAAGAAGCAGGCGCTTAACTCAGTGCCTGTCAAGCTGCTGACCATGGGCCAGCACAGAGAAATGAGCAAGGCCCATAAGGGCAAAGAAACAGATCTGTTACGCGCCTGCATCTGTGCCAGTACCGGTCTGACCTTGAGCGAAGTTAAGCGCCTGGTTACGCCAGATTACACCAGTCTGCAGGAGCAAGTTCTGGATCTTATGCATATTAGTGCCGCCCAGCTTATTGAAGGGTTCGATACCTCTGCTGAGCCTGTGCTGCTTACTCCGTTCCAAGGTGATGATGGCCAAGACAAAACCAGTTACACGCTGCGTCCTCCAACGGTGGCCACAACCGACTTGATGGACACTCACAAAGACGAGTGGGATCGCACCCTATTTATTAGCTCCAGTTGCTCAGGTTTTAGCCGTGAAGAATTGGAGCGATTTAGCCTGCCAGATTGGAACTTGCTGCAAGAGCGTTTGATTGATTTTTTGGAAAAATCGGCGGACTTCTTTCGCCAAAAGACGTTGAAGTCTTAACCGATGTTATCCCCTTGGTTTACCACGTATCCCCTGGGGAGGTTTTGAGTTGGCGCATAGATGAAGCCATGCGCCGTTATCACCTCGCTGCAGCAAAACTAGGGATCAAGAAGGGGTAATCTGTGGGAGAAAACAACAGTAAAACGTCCATCGTCTTATCGGCAGTCAACCGCTTTAGTGGCCCTACCGATGAGGCCACCAAGAGTGTTGGTAAGCTGAGAAGTGCTGCGGCTGAAACCAGCAGCCACTTGAAGGAACTAGGTAACAAACAGCAGCTTATTACTCGTTTTAAGAGCCTATCTGAGCAGCTGGATGCTACGAAAGGAAAGCTTGCCGGCGCAAAGATTGAAACCGAACGTCTCAAGCAGACCGAGCTGTCTGCAATCACCACGCTAAAACAGCATAGGTCAGCGTTAAAGTCGGCTGAGGATCATGTTGAAACACTCACCCTAGCCTATGGTGCTGAATCTGCTGAAGTGGTGAAGGCTCAAAAAGAAGTGGGCCGCCTAACTAAAGTGAAAAAAGATGCCGAGCGGGCATTGAAGAAAGAGAGCACGGCTCTTAAAACTGCAACACGTTCAACAGCCACACTAACCACAGCCTATAGCCGCCAGGCGCAGGAGCTGGGTGGATTGCGCCGTGACTTGGGCGCAGCTGGGCTCAAGGTCAATGCTCTTGGCGCGGAAGAGTTGCGCTTGGCGAAGCAAACAACCAGGGCCAATACAGCGCTTGAGCAGCAATCTGCAAAGCTTAAGAAAATTGAAACTTTACAAGGCAGAATTGCTGCTAGAAATGCTCAGAAGGGTGAGCTGGTTGGGCAGGCCGTTGGTGTGGCGGCAGCTGCTGCACCTATGGTTATGGCTGGCAAGCGTTCCATCGAGTACGAGAGCAAGTTTGCCGATGTAAAGAAAGTCGTCAACTTTTCAAGCGAGAAGGAAGAAGCCGATTACCGCCGCCAGATGATGAAGATGGCCGGCAACCTTGGTGTGAAACAAGACGGCATTGCCGACATAGTGACGGCTGCAGGTCAGTCTGGTATCGAGAAAGACCAGCTGCTGCAGTTTGCCGAATCGGCCACTAAAATGAGTGTGGCTTGGGATGTGTCTGCCGAAGAAGCGGGTTCAACTTTGGCTACTTGGCGAGCGGCTATGGGCCTTACCCAGAAAAACGCCCTTGATTTGGCTGACGCGACCAACTACCTCAGTAACAACATGAATGCCAAGGCGAAAGACATTGCTGCTGTGATGGTTCGCCAGGGTTCGACGGCCATGGGTGCAGGTTTCAGTTATAACGATACAGCTGCGCTGTCAGCCAGTTTGATTGCCGGCGGTGCTACGGAAGAGACTGCTGCTACGTCTCTGAAAAATATCTCTGGCGCTTTAACTGCCGGCTATGCGGCTACGGGTAGCCAGAAGCAGGCACTGGATAAATTAGGTTTTGACCCAGAAGAACTTGCAAGCGCCATGCAGCAAGATGCCAAAGGCACTCTGCTGGGCGTATTACGAGAGCTGCAGGACGTCTCAGCCGATGAGCGCGGCGCTGTCATATCTCAGTTGTTCGGCTCAGAAATTAAGGGTGCCGTGTCCAAGTTGGTCACGACCATGGACGATGATAAGAACGGCTTGATAGCGGCGTTTGGTCGGGTAGCAAAAGAAGCTGACCGCGCCGGTAGTGTCAATGATGAATACGCAAATAGATCTAAGACTCGTGGGCATTTGCTTGCCCAGTTAAGCGGTAAGTTTGACCGCATGGTGATCACCATCGGGGATCGTCTTCTACCTGTGCTCGATGCAGTGGTGCCGCCACTGATGACAGTGGTGGATATGATATCCGATTTTGCCGAGGCCAATCCTAAACTGGCCACAGGCTTGCTGGGCGTGGCAGCGGCCATTGCGGTAGTCAAAGCCGGCGCCATTGCTTTTAAGTTGGCTAAGCTGACCATGGGCAATGGCCTCGACCGTTTCAAGTTGGGCAAGACCAAGCTGTCCAGTTCGACTGATGAAACCACAACAAGCGCTAATCGGGCATCAAGAGCGCTTGATAGGCTTAATCGAAAACTGGGTGGCTTGGGTTCAGGCTCTGGTGGTTATGGCCGCCAAGGTAGAACAAGGCGCGGTGCTGTACGGCCTCGTGGCAAGCTTGGCCGTCTGCGTGGTGGTGCCAGCCGTTTAGCCGGTGGAATAGGCGATCTGTTTGGTGGCTTAATGCCAGGACCATCAATGGCAGGTGATCGTTCACCAAGTCGTAGCCGTGCTGGTCGTGGTGGTAAGTTTGGCCGCATGGCTGGGCTACTAGGTGGAGGTGCTGCACTGTCTATGGTTTCAGGTGCTGCTTCGGCAGGAGACATGGCCATGGCTGGTGCTGATATAGCGGGTGCGGCAGGTAGCGTGATGGATATGCTGCCAGGCGGCGGTGCGTTATTGAAAGGCGCCGGCAAGCTGTTTAAACCTGCTGATATTTTGCTTCAAGGCGCAGGCCTAGCGGCAGCTGTATCTGGTGGTGACTCAAAGAAAATAGGAGGCACTGCAGGGGATATGGCTGGCGGCCTTGGTGGTGCAGCTGCTGGCGCTATGGCAGGTGCGGCATTAGGTTCTGTTGTTCCCATTATCGGTACCGCTGTCGGGGGGCTCATTGGTTCTATTGTGGGTGGCCTAGGTGGTGGTGCCGTGGGTGAATGGGCTGGCACTAAGATTGGTGGCTGGTTCAGCGAGGATAAGACAGATAAACCCGCGCCGGCTGAAATAGCTCAGAAGACCCAGCAGCTCGCGCAGGCCAATAAGACTATTACATTTTCACCGACTATTCAGATCACGCCCTCTGGCAACCCAGCCTATGACCGTGATGTGGGTAATGACTTGATGGCCAGAATGAAGGCTGAGCTTAGCCCTATGCTGTTGGGTAATAGTGATGTATCAGCCCGGGCAGATAGCAGCCTGTCAGATAGGAGCGACACATGAGACAGATGATGTCCTTGGGTGGGTTTGTTTTCTCGCTTAGCGAGGGTACACCCTATGAGGGTTTGCAACGTACCAGTGATGGGGGATGGGTAACTGTTCCCCGGTACGGGCAGAAACCTATCAGTCAAAACACCGGTCAAGCTTTGGAAAATATCAGCGTGAATGGTACCTGGTTTCGTGGCGAAGGCATGAGCAATATGGACAAGCTCAGGTTATTGCAGAAGAAGCGGGTGCCTTTGGTGCTTACTGATGGATATGGCCGCAACTTGGGTTTGTGGACAATCAAGCGCCTGCAGGAAAAGCAAGACCGCATCATCGATGACGGAACCGCTTTTGTTGTTGGCTTTACCATAGAGTTAGAGGAATACGCCGGTGAATATAATACGCAGTCGTGATGGTGATACTGTTCCACTCATTCTATGGCAGCAAATGCAACGGGATGACGATGCCGCAGAAGAAGCGCTGTATTCGCTTAATCCAGGTCTTGAGCAGTACGGCCCTATTTTGCCAGCTGGGATAGATATCAAGCTGCCGGTGTTAGTTGCCAAGACACCGGCTAAGGTGGTGAATGTATGGGATTAGGATTTGTTCCCCAGGTGCTCGTTCGTGGCCCTGGCGCGGCAGTCATTAATAGCCGGCTAATATCTTGGGAACGAGTGGATGCATCTGGCATTCAGTCAGACCAAATTACTCTAACTGTGGATACAGCCGGTCAAACGGGTTTACCGAAAGAGGGGGCCGCTTTAGGCTGGTCAGAGGGGTATGACGGCAAGCTGGTCGATAAAGGGGAGTTTAAGATCACCCGTATCAGCCCGCGCCTATTTCCTCCCACAGTAACCATAGTGGCCACAGCAGCTCCATTTCAAATTGAGGATAAGACCCGCTTCAAGGAACGCCGGACTCGTTCATTTGAAAAGATTACACTGGCAGACTTGTTTCGTCAGGTGGTTAGCGCCCACGGATTTAGCCCAAGAGTGGCGCCTGAGTATGAAGGGATCACACTGGATCATGTTGACCAGGTAGATGAAACCGATAGTGCCTTTTTAACTCGTTTAGCAAAGGAGCGAGATGCCGTGGCCAAGCCGGTCAATGACTTGTATGTGCTGGCAAAGCGTGGACAAGTTAAAACCATTACTGGGCAGACTATTCCGCCTGTAGTGGTTGGTGTGCCAGGTAATAACGACCCAACAGACACTGGACGGTTTATTAACTGCCAAGTTGATAAGCCAAGCCGAACGAACGTGAGCGGGGTCAAGGCAAAATGGACGGACAGTGGCACCGGCCAAGAGCATGAAGTACTCGATGGCGAGGAACCGTTTAAGAAGCTGCGCCAGGCTTACGAAAGCGCGGATACTGCACAACAGGCTTGCCGTGCCGAGTTAACCAAGGTTAGCCGGCAAGGAGTCAGCGTTCGGCTAGATTTGCCAGGTGATCCTTATTTGGTAGCCGAGGGGCTGTTAACCCTGAATGACTCATTCCCAACCGAAATGGCTGGGGATTGGTCGATAGATAAAGTTACCGCTAGAGGTGACAGTAACGGAGGCTATCGTTGTTCGGTAGTGGCCACACAACCTTCTAAGCAAAATTTTTGAATAAACTGTTGAAAAAGGATTTAGAGAGCACTGTTAAATCAAGGCGTTATTACTATCAAGATATATAATAATATTTCAACAGTTGGCATTAAGGTTTTGTTTAATTAGATTTATAGATCTTTCTCCAAAACCGATGGTTGCGAGTTCGAGTCTTGCCACCCCTGCCAAATTAAGAGGGCCTAGCAGAAATGCTAGGCCTTTGTCTTTTCAGGATTTTATCATTTTTTTAGTCTCCTCTATAGCAGCAATTCCTTACCCCAGAAAATTTCAATTTTGCCATTGGTGACCAAATGGTGACCAAACCGTGACATGACGCTTTTATCTTGCCAATGTATGGGACTTTCTCGCCTGCAAAATATTGTTATTGATGATATGAGCGCTCTGTTAATTGTCGATAGCCAAGCTGCGAGAGTAGTCGGTATCAACGCACGGGTAACACGTTAAACTTCAACATGAGCTTACCGATAACTGGTCACTTATCGCCAGTAACACCTAGAATGTTGATAGGCGTTCGTGAAGGGGTCGAGGTTTATAAAGGTGTATCTTTTATTGGGAACTCTTCTAGGGTACTTTCTATATCGTAATTAATGCCGTGCTGAAGCTTGATACCTACCAAGGCAGCTAAACTTGCGAGGGAACATATTAAAAACCATAGCGCATTGCCGTTGTCAGTAAGGTTTCGGCAATCTGAGTAGATAGTAATAATGATTGGCACACTTAACACTTAACACTTAACACTTAACGTTTAGCTTGGGCTTTATCATTGGTATCAACGTCCCCGCTTGGTCTGCTTGAGTGGTGGTGTCTAATCCAACACGGATGCGGCCTGTTTCATAAAGGCATTGTCGCGTTTGCCATAAATGGTTGTTGTACTGATATCAGCATGACCTGCCAATTACGGGTTTAACGAAACTACGTGATACGAAGTTAAATCTTCATTTTTATCTATTCATGCAGACCAATTGTTTTAGGCCTCCCTCAAGCGAGTTAAATCTGCCATTTTAGAGGGATAAATTCTTTATACTTGTACCTTTAATTTTTACTGCTAAAATAGCTGTAATTATATACAGTGGTTTATTTCTATGCGTGTTATCCCTATACCTGCAAGAGCAGGCATTACAGGTTTTGAAAGTCCCGCAGCTGAATACAGCCAGCTAGGCATGAGCTTGGACGATTTACTGATTGAGCATCCAAGCTCAACTTTTATAGGCATTGCTCAAGGTGAGTCGATGCAAGACGTCGGCATCTTTGATGGTGATATGATCATTGTTGACCGTCATGAGACTGCTCGAAACGGCGATGTCATCGTTGCCAATTTTAATGGCGAGTTTGTTTGTAAGATTCTAGATACCAAGCGGCGTGTTCTCCTTTCCTCTAATCAACAATACCAGCCTGTTATAATTCATGAATACGATGATTTTAGTATTGAAGGCGTAGTCACTCGTTCTATTCGTTGCCACCGTCAAAGCCCTCTGTTGTGTGGTAATTAGATGTTTGCTCTAGTTGACGCTAATAGCTTCTATTGCAGTGCAGAACAAGTCTTTCGCCCTGATTGGCGTGGTAAGCCTGTTATTGTGCTAAGTAACAACGATGGGATGATTGTTGCTGCTAATCGTCAAGCTAAAGAAGCTGGCATTGGGAAGTTTCTACCTTACTTTCAAGTTAAAGCCTTATGCGCTCAACGTAGCGTTATTGTCTGTTCCTCTAACTATGAACTCTATGCTGACTTATCTAGCAAAATGATGGATATCATTGGCCGCTTTGCCCCTGAGCAACATGTTTACTCTATTGATGAAAGCTTCCTCTCTTTTAAGAACTGTTATCCAGCTATCAAATGCCTCCTTACGCAAGGTCAGTTAATCCGCCGTGCTGTGTGGAAAGAAGCGCGGCTAGCAGTCTGTGTGGGTATTGGTGAAACACTTACTCTTGCTAAAATCGCCAACCATGCAGCTAAGAAGATTGAGGGCTATAAAGGGGTTTGTTTCATTAGTAATGAGCAAGAGCGTATTGCTATTTTAAAGCAGCTTGCTGTAGGGGATGTTTGGGGCATAGGACGTCGAATAAGTAAGAAGCTTGAACTAATGAATATCCGTACAGCGTTTCAACTCGCGTCTATGCCGCCGACACTGGCAAGAAAGCAATTTAGTATTGAAATAGAACGTACCGTTCGTGAGCTTAACGGCCAAGCCTGTAAAGTATGGGATGAGGCGAGGGCAGATAAAAAGCAGATATTTTCGACTAGAAGCGTAGGTGAGCGGATCACTGATTTTGAGTCGTTACAGCAAGCATTAAGTAAGCATGTTGCTATCGCAGCGAGTAAAGCACGTAAGCAAGGCTCATACTGTAAGACTATGCTGATTTTTGCCAGTAATTCACCCCATGATGAGCGGCCAGTAAGCTACAAAGCTATTGTGCATTTTCCATGTCCAACCAACTGCACTGTTGAGCTAACCAAAGCTATGAGTGAAGCCGCACCAAAGCTTTTTCGTGAAGGCATACATTATTACAAAATCGGTATAGGGCTTATCGATTTAGCCAGCGAAAAGCATAACCAATTCGATTTGTTTAACCCTCCTAAAGCTAATCCAGCTTTGATGCATACGCTAGATGACATTAACCAACGCTATGGCAGTGATACGATGTTTCTAGCAGCTCAAGGCATAGAGCATAAGTGGTCAATGCGCCGTGACCTGCTAACTCCGCAATACACAACCAAATGGCTCAGTGTACCCAGCATTAAGTGCTAACTAGGTTTTTGCTTTGATTAATGTTCTCACTGTTAGTATCACTCATATGCTTGGTCTGACTAGATAAATCAGGCATTATCTAGTCACTGTTCCTTAGCTTGAAGTTTTCAATGAACCTCCTCAAAATTGGCCTATTACTCTTTCTACTGGCTCTCAGCTCAACAGCCATTGAAGCAGGAAATACATCTAATGATTCATTCAACAAAGCAAAGAAGATGCTCAAGCGGGAGGTCTACCAAGATCACCGCGTGACCATCTACTGTGGTGCTAAATTTGACGCTAAAAAGAACATCGAAGCACCTACAGGTTTTGTTACTTCTAAATACATTAAACGGGCAAAACTGGTTGAGTGGGAACATGTAGTTCCGGCGGAGAACTTTGGCAGAGCCTTCAGTGAGTGGCGTGATGGTCACAAGAGTTGTGTCGATAGCAAAGGTAAGTCGTTTAAGGGACGTAAGTGTGCTGAGAAGATGAATACAGAGTATCGATATATGCAAGCCGATATGCACAATCTTTTCCCTGCCATCGGTGCTGTAAACGCACTACGCAGCAACTACAACTTTACTATGCTGCCCTCAGCGGTGTCTGACTTTGGTAGTTGTGATATGCGTATATACCCGTGATCATTGAAAATGCTTGATTTTGTCCCAAATGGGATCATCATAGCCCCATGAAACAAATTACACTCTCGCCAGAACAAAAAGTAGCATTGGAAACTCGACATAAAAGCTCGAGTGATAGGCGTGAGTGTGATCGCATTAAAGCCATTTTACTACGCGATGAAAATTGGCCAACGCCAATGATTGCCCAAGCGTTACGTATTCACGAAACGACCGTAGTTCGATACATTGATGCCTATGCTCACGACCAAAAACTCACGTGTAATAGTGGCGGCTCCTTAAGTTATCTGAGTCAAGAGCAAACTGAACTATTGATTGCACACCTGTGTGAGGTGACCTACTTGCATAGCCATCAAATAGTCGCTTATATCTCAGAACAATTTCAGATTAAGTACACAGTGTCAGGCCTCAATAAATGGCTGCATAAACATCAGTTCAGCTATAAAAACCCTAAAGGGGTTCCTCACAAATTTGATGA